GATGGGATCTGCAACTTCATTTAACATACACCTCTAGTGAGGTGCACAATCAACATCCCTGAGCATTACTGCAACAGGGATTCGTGTTTTTTACACACGTAGCGCAGTCTAAGACCGTTATCGAGCGAATGAAACTGACAACCGCACCGTAAAGTGCGGTCGGGTTTCACCAGCGACAAGCAGTCGAGGATGCTAGTGCTAGAAGGCATACGCAAGTACGCCGTCACCGCACGTTGATTACTAACCGACTTACCCTTCTTTGAGACATTCATGGTATAATACTATGTTAGTCCTCGATAGGACAGTTGTGGTTATTGTTAGATGACAACGCCGTTCTTAAGGTCCGCGATATTCGCGGCCCTGTCAGTCTTGGCGCTGAAGAAGTAATCCATCAACAGATTAAACGCTTCCGTATCGGTTGCCGCAGGGCAATCGTCGGGCGCGCGTCGGTTGACAGACCACTGGACATGTTTAACGACCCCGTCTGCATTCACGTAAGTGTATTGCAGGGAGATCACAGACAGCTTGTCAATGCTGCCGGGCTCGACCGGATTCTTTTGCTCAGTATGAGCAATGCGAATACGGTCGGGGAGCGTGATGCCGCGGGAAATATCCGTGAGGATACAGCCGGACGGCACCAGTGTGGAGGTTTTGTTGAAGACGTGAGTCGTCAACAGGGTGATCGGATTTGTCATGTTTTGTGTGATTAATGTCCCACCGGACATAGGTTTGTTGAGATGCCCCCAACTGGGCAACAGATAAAGAATACATCTGTCAGGTATTTCAACTGCATAGCAGGTCTACTACACGCCAAGAACTTTCTTTCGAAATTTCTTGTCGCGCAGCAAACGATCCCGAAGAGCGTTGAGATTTAGATCAACGTTCAACTTCGGGCCCTTGGCTAGGATTTTACGCCCTAGCTTCGTTTGAGTCAGACCCAATGCGCCGAGAAGCACATAAGGCATAACCCGACGAGGATAACTGAGTACCGGCAGCGTAGGAACTACCGCGGTTTCCCGCGAATAGTAACGCTGACTGATTACAGCAGAGACGACAGCAGAAGCTGACGTATCCTCGATCTTCGTCTCGAGAACTCTCGATCGAAGATCGGAGACGCATACACGTACATTGCTAATGTTATGTGTGAGAGAACCTTGAAGATTCTCTATCGCGCCTCCGATATTATAAAACCAGTCAATCACAAAGGATAACCTAGTGATCGACCAGAGTGTGCCTAACGATGGAATTACCCCGGCGGCACCGAGCTTGTTCAGCAAGGCTTGGCCGTCTCCATTAAGCTTAGGAGCAACGTTGGCTCGTATTGTTACTACAACAGTACGACTCTTTGACCGAGTACGGGTTGATCGTTCGTAAGCGCTCCACCAATAAGGTGTAGCGGGTCCGGACGAGTGAACCGTATTGAGATCGTTAACAGTATTATCTAGTGAGAACTTGAAGTGTCTCACTACTTCACCGTTACCGATAGCTTTTAATCTCTTCCGAACGGTCTTCGGAAATGTCCTCAACTCCCGCGAGATAGCGATTAAGTCGCTAAGCACGGGACGCCAACCAAAGGAATAGTTAAGAAAACCATTCACGATGTTAGTCGGGGCGGACAGTCTGCGCTGCCATATGTCAAACAGTTTCGGGGTTTCCCCCGCTTCTGCTATGGACACATCGGCTGAGAGCGCGGTAATGCCATTGACGAACTTGTTATATGCGTCAAAAACGCACTTTCCAAGGTCGTCTGTCGAGTACCCAGTAACAGGTATGTAACTTCCAGCCAGTGCCTTATCGGCGCTGGGCCTGAGGTTGGTGTGCGCTATCGTGCGCACATTATCATACCTAGTCCGGGGGTTCGGAGCATTAGACGAATCGGCGCCATTATAACGTGACAACGATTGATAACTCGATACTATATACTTAAGATGCAGTACGGCCTTATTGGCCTTCCTACTACCTTCAGCACTATCCCACATTAGGGATTCGCTATCGATGAAGGAGCCGTTTACGGCTCCTGGGTACGTACCTCCATTTTTGAGGTCCGTATACGTCGATGCCGATGAAGGCACCGTAGTAGACTGTATTCGATAACGCATAGTATTACAAGTTACGGCAAACTAATATTTTCAGCGTAATTGCTGATTTATTACCAGT